TGGTCTGTTGGCCTGGTCAATGTCCACATTGGGATTGTAGTTAAACCAGTCATCCAGAGCTGTGATGCCCTGTTCTTCCATCTTACCATCGGATGGTAGAAAGCTTAGGCCGAAGTCATAGAATGAAGTAAAGAGATCGTCATTGTTCTCGTTCTCTCTAGCAAAGAAACGGGAATCCCCAATTCTTTCAGTTACTTCAATCTCAAGGTCGTCCTCAATCTCTTTGAAGAGATCGCAGTACCCCTCAACATTTAAACCAATCTTCTTGGCTGCTGGGCCGTACTTCCACTTCGGGTCCCCGAACATAGCCCACTCGCCGTACGTATTGCGATCCGGCCACTCCTTACGGATGTATATCTCTCCGTCCTTGTTTACCCCAGCCCAGATGCAGGTATAGTTCCTAGCACCAGCGGGGTCAACGACCTGATAGCAGGTGAACTTCGACTTATCGGAAATGTCGGGGAACGTCATCTTGTATTTGTTGGGCTTCTCATTGAGCACGTTTACCTCGGTATTAAAGTAAGGGAGCAGAGCATTGGCTGACTTCACGGGTAATCCGTACGCACGGACTTTTATTTCATCCTCTGGCCGCCCGGCTAGGTCCTTCGCAATTCGTTCGTAACCACCGAAGGGGTTCTCGTCCGAATGCAGGTATATCACTGCCGCATCACGACTTGGACTGTACTGCTTAGTTGGTACTTCCTTGCCCCGTAACAGGGCAGCAGGTCTAGTCTCAAGCGTCTCTGCTCCCTTTAAATAGTCCGCGATGAAAGGTGTGTACCCGTCAATAGGGGTAAATCCAATCACCATCTTTGAATCTCGTGTAGCTAGGCGGAACCGTAGCGTGTTTACCAGAGCAGCGTCACCTAGGTACTCGTCCAGCCAGGCTCCGATATTGGATTCATTCCCAGCCTTGATGCTGCCCTTCTTGAACCCGAACTCGAAACCCTCAAGGATAGTGGAGTTATTACTGAACTGCGTATAGGTCTTGAAGTCCACGCGAGTCCTAGTATCAGGGAACACGAACGAACTACCAGTGAACCCATTCTGCATTGAATAATTAATGTACCCGTCAATGCTCTTGGTCTTCTTCTTGAACTCCTTGGGCATCATCTCCCAGATAGCTGGCTGCTGTACCTTGATTGACGTATCCGCGTTCTGAGAAAAGCATACTATGTGTCCATCGAAGTTAGAACTTACGGCTTCCATAATCCGCTTAGCACAGCCAGTCGTCTTGCCACTACGATTCCCGCCCAGTGCTAGTACCTCGTTGTACTCCCGAAAGGATTCGGACATACGCTCCCAGCCCGGTAAGTCGAAACCGTGGCGGATAGGATCATCTGCGGATGCGGCTATACGGCCCTCGTGCGCCCTGTGAAGCTCTTGGAGTAGCTTTGGGTCAGCTTCCCCTAGGAGTACTATCTCCTCGTCCGTAGGCGGCTTCAGGATCGGGTGCTCTGTAAAGTTAATAGACATATTTAAATAAGATCCTCATCCTCTTCGTCGTCCTCGGGCCAGTCCCAACCACCAGCATCTAACTCAGAGTTCGCGTCCTCTAGGGCTTCGTTCATTAACATCTTACCAACCCTATAGTTAGTGTAGTCATAGAACAAATCTCCACCATCATCCATCACGATGAAACAGAAGTTATGAAAGTGCTCTCCTAGTATTCCGCGAATCTGGTCGTAGATGATGTCAATGTCTTGGTCGTCTGTCATTTTGATTTACTTATATAATATATAATCCAGTACTAGTGCTAGAGTGATAATGAACCAAAAGGATGTAATCGTGTAATAAAAGAAAGGGTCATTCATTTTGATTTCCTTACCTTTGATTTAGTTGACTTGGTTTTCTTTGACCAATCGATGTCATCGTAGTTCTTACGCTGCTTCTCCTGGTCGTGTCCCTTGCGTGGTCCGCTTCCTTTAGTGCTCATCTGTTTCTATCATATCGTTACCAGTTGCATAGAATGCTTCACCTATACTTTTTGAGTGATACCCCAAGGCGTGGCACATACGGCACATCACTTCTACCATTTGATATGTAGTTAGGTCATCTTCGGGTGCGTTAATCGAGACGCTTTCCCCGTGTTGTTCAATTGTTATCTTCATAATTTATGTCTAGGTACTTTCTTGTTTGCATCATCCATCTTCATTGCTAACTCCAGAACCATACGCTCGCTCCAGCCAGCGAAGGGTCCACGCATAAAGACTTGGGTCAGGTCATCGGAGTCCCAGTCGTGATACTTCTTAAGGGTCAACTCTATCCAATGGTCAGTGACTAGCTGCCATTCATTCTGCGCTTCGTGGTGTCTATTCATATCAGTCCGTGATTTCTATTACCTCAGCTACCTTAGCCTGCTCGATTCTCTTCCTAGCAGCAGCTATAGTCGCCTCGTAGTCATCCTGTGTGTACACCTTCCGGTCCTCAGTAATCTGCGTAGCTTCACCTCTAGCTGTCATAGCCTCCCGCGCCGCATTGGATTTAGCTATTGATAACTCCTTGATGTCCTTGAACCCGACCTCCATCTCTGGATCATTCTCCAGACGGTCGCGTACCTTATCAATTAAATCCTCCTCTAGGCTACTTAGGTTCAGATAGTTCTTAGCAGCTATCCTACCGCTCAGTTCCTTGAACGTACCCATATGGTCAGCGTAGTCCGTAAGCACACTGATTACAGTATCCCGCTCGAAACCATAGTGACGTACCAGCCTAGTCTGGCTGCTCCCTGTACTGTACAGGTAAAGCAACTTAGCCACCTTCGCGGGATCATACACGCTCAAGCACTTGAGCTTTAAGCCCCGCTTCTCATTAGCCACCTCGTGGATACTCTGCTGAATCTCGCTCAGCAAAGCTTCCTTCTCCTTCTCAGTAGCATTCATATCTTCTCCCATACTCACAGCACAGCATTAGCTGTACTACTTGTCAAGTCTATATACTATTAGTATTCATTATCATAGATATCATTAACTCTACTACTCAGTAAGCAATCTACTATTAGCAGTGCTAATACATAAAAGAAAGTACTTCGTATATGTATACAATCCCAGATTTCGTGTTATACTCTGCGTACCATAAGGCAGCAACTTCATAAGACAGTTCAGTCCTAAACGTAATTCCTTTAATGAATATAAAATAAAGGGAATCATAAAAGAGAAGTCATAAACTGACATCTTATGGTACACAGTAAGTGAAGACCTGGTGGGTGGAAGCCCCTTGAGGACTGAATTTTTTTGAGGGGCTGTATATGTATACATACACTGAGCCGACGAATCACTTCGATCCCCCCCCCTCCCCCATTGTTACTGCACGTCCGTTCACTACTGCACACCTGCTCACTACTGCTTGAGTGTTCACCACTGCACGCTTGTTCACTGGTCCAGTTGCCGGGTGCCGGTTGTCCGGCCGGCCGTCGGTTGTCGTGAAAGGTTTTTTTCTTTTGTTAGGAAGTGATGCATTCACCCGGCTGTTATTCACTCTATCATTCACCCGGCTATTAATTGATTCACCCTACTGTTATTCACCCGGCTATTGAGTTATGCATATAGTGGTATGCTTTGACGGGGAAAAGTATTTTCATTTTTGCTTCGAATAAGCTTGACAAGGCCTGTATTCGGGCCGAAAAAGAACTCCGTTCTTTAAATTTATCTTCACAATAACAATCACACATAACACACATATGAGACATACAGGCAAATCCCACAAACTAGCAAAGCTACAGAAATTATCTAAGGTCGGCGATCTTTTCCGCGACATTATAGCGGCAAAGATAAACGGCATTTGGTTCTCTTGTGACTACAGGATAAACAGCTCTAGCCAAATCGACGCAGTTAAGTGCAGTCGTGATCCAATTAAAAACATTCACATTATAGCCAAGCTAGAAGAAGCGGCCGACAAGCTAACTGATCCTACTTTCAACCGCGCTTAATTCTCTTAATAATAGCACCTAACTCAAATCAGTTTGCGGATCTGTAAAACCGCTTTTTTATAATGAAAAAAAACCAATGCATACAAATCGTTAACGCGATAAAAGATCATCCTCAAGTTAAACCTAGATCGTGGCTAGAATCAGAGCCGAAGAGCTACGGCGGAGCAATGCTTCGGGCTTGGTACAAATCAAACCCTCAATTTATAGACGAAAGCAAATAGGGTAAAAAGATAAAAACAAATCAGTTTGCGGACCTGTAAAACCGCTTTTTTATAATGAATAGAACAGAATGCTTACAAATCGTTAACGCGATAAATGACACCGTGGCCATTAAGGGCCTTTTAAATGACTGCATTAATGCAGCGCCGGAATCTTTAGAGAAACGCGGCACGTGGCAATATTACGCGGAAAAGATGCTTTCCTATTTAGAAAGTGACTTGTCCGGAAATACTCCTTTCTCAATCTTCGCGGAAAAGGGAAATAAAAAATTGCCATTTGCGGCGTTTTCTTCTTTAGCTTTGGCGGATTGCCCTGGCAAGGGTGATTGCGTCAACTTTTGTTATTCTTTACGCGCTTGGCGATACCCAGCAGCATTCTTTAGACAGTTGCAAAACAGTCTATTAATGCGCCTGAATCCGGAAGTAATAGAAAAGGCATTTTTAAGCCTAAAGAAAGGCCGGACTGTGCGACTATTTGTTGACGGTGATTTTAAGGACGTTGCAACGCTTAAAATGTTTATGGATTTATGTAAAGCGCGGCCGGACCTTAAGGTGTACGGTTATTCTAAATCGTGGCTTGAATTTGTAAAGCTTGACGCAACCGGCTATAATTGGCCCTCAAATTACTTGACTAATGCAAGCTCCGGAAGTCGCCACGAGCGCACAGGCCTTGCAAATGCTTTCTTAAAATTGTCCGTGGTCCGCGGTGACTTCTTGGCGGTAAAGGTGGACAAGATGCACATAAATAAAAGAGCTTACCAAGACAAGACAAAGGCCGGTTCTAAAGAATACCGGCGCGATGTGCTGGCAAAGCTTAGACAAATACAAACTAAGGCTTTCGCTTGTCCCGGCAATTGCGGCAACTGTTTACCACAAGGCCGGCACGCTTGCGGCTCTAAAGACTTCGCGGGTGTTGCAATCGGCATTGGTATTCACTAGGAAAAGAGAAGGCCGACGGTAACACGTCGGCTTTTTTTGTACCTAGTCACAAGCCTGGCAAGCACCGGGAAGCAAGACAGTGCACAAGCCTGGCAAGCTAGAAGGCCGCA